CGTCAATTTATTAATAATGGAATCGAATTTCATGATTGGTGTCCAATTAACGAATATACCGAAAAACTGAAAAGTTTGAATGTTAATATATCAATTGCTCCATTACAAAAGAATAACTTTTCAAGAGCAAAAGCAAATATTAAATTAACTGAAGCAGGAATCCAAGGTATTCCTTGTATTGCTCAAAACTTGGAAGCATATAATTTTAATGGATGGGAATATTTATTCAATTCTTCAGAAGAATTATTCCAACAATTAGAAAAGGTGTTGAGTAGTGAAGAAAATTATATGAATGCATCCGATTTTTCTCGTCAATACTCCGAAAAATATATCTTGCAAGATCATCTTGATGAGTATATGCTCTTGTATACTACAGAATACGGAAGTTCTAAAAGAAAAGAAAATTCAACTTTCTTACAGAACAATCCAGAACAATTCTAGTAGTTTTATAGAATGCTAAGAAATATTTTTTACGATAAGAAAAAATCAATTATTCATCATTGGCTGTATGCAGATGATGGAGAACCGATTTATCGGAAAGTTCAATACAAACCATATCTTTATATTCCAACTAAAGATAATCGTTTGGTAATTTCTCACGGCATTGATGGAACTCCTTTGGCAAAAAAAGAATTTTCTAGTGAATGGGAAAGAACGGAATATCTTAAAACTTATAAAGGAACCAAATATTTTAATCTTCCTGCAACTCAGCAATATCTTTTAGAGAACTATTATGATTCTGATATTATAGATTTGACTCGACAACCTTTGAGAATTTTTTATTACGATATCGAAGTTATTTCTGAGGAATTCCCTGATCCAAAAGATGCAAAATTTCCATTAACATCAATTACAGTTTTTGATAGTAAAACCAAGAAGTATTATGTATGGGGAGTTAAACCATATAATCATTATTCTTGTAAAGATCATTTAGAAAATATTGAACCAGAAGAAATTGTTTATAATTTTACTCCTACTGAAAAAGAACTACTTCAAAAGTTTTTGAGATTTTGGAGAGCGAATTTTCCTGATCTTATTGTTGGATATAATTCTTATAGTTTCGACATGCCATACATTGTGCGTCGTATCGAATCAGTTCTTGGAGAAGGAAAATCAAAGAACTTATCTCCTGTCGAATATATTTACGGTCAAGAAAAAGAGAACAAGTTTAAACAAACGTATACAGAATATACCATTGGAGGTGTTTCCCATTTGGATTATATGATTTTGTATAAAACTTTCACTCCCGGTGAACGGGAAAGTGACGGGTTGGATTTTGTTGCAAAGGAAGAATTAGGAATGGGTAAATTAGATTATGGCGAATTAAGTTTACACGATTTGTGTCACACAGATTGGAATAGATTTATCAATTACAATATTTGGGACGTAAAATTGCTTATTTTAATTGATGAACGACGAAAATATCTGGAAATCGCTAAATTCTCTGCTTTTAGTGGATTTTGTAATATTGATAAAGCACTTGGTAAAGTTGCAATTATTACAGGAATTATTGCTAAACAAGGTTTGCTAAAGAATAAGATTATTACCACACAAGACGAAGGAGTAAAAGAGAGAATTCCCGGAGGCTATGTTAAGCAACCAGAAAATACAATGCATACTGATATTGTCAGCTTTGATGCAAACAGTTTGTATCCTAGTACAATTATCACATTAAACATTTCTCCTGAAATGAAGGTTGCAAAAATTGTTAAAGAAGAAAATGATCAAATCGTGCTATTTTTCTTTAAAAAAGGTGTTGTAACGTCGATTCCAAAAGACAAACTTCAACAATTTTTAGTTAGAAACGATTGCAGTATTTCAGCAGCAGGAATAGTTTTTCATCAAAAGGAAAAGGGTTTAGCTGCATCATTTTGTGATGAACTTTATGAAAAACGAAAGAATATTCGTAAAGAAGTGGAAATCATGGAAAAGAAACTGGAAAAATTAAATCCAGAATCGAACGAATATATTTCGCTTCGTAAAACTGCGGATCAAAAAGATACAGAACAATATCTTTATAAAATCTTATTGAATTCTACATATGGTGTTTTCTGTAATCGGTTCTTTGCATTATTCGATCCGGATTGTGCTCGCAGCATTACATTAACAGGGCAAGAAATGATTCGTAAAACTGATCAGACTATTAATGATTTCGTATCAAAGGAATGGGATTTGGAATGGAAAGATATTGTTGTTGCAGGTGATACTGATTCGTGCCTAATCACAATTAAAGATATTAAAGACAAATATAAATTCGAACTAATTGATGAAAATGGTGATTTGACCCCTGAATTTGTTGAAGTGGAAAATAAAATTTCTGATCATATCAATTCTACAATTCGCCAATGGGCAATTGATAAATGGAATTCCAAAGATCCGCGTTTTTTCTTTAAGAGAGAATCTGTTTGTCCAAGAGCAATTTGGACAGGAAAGAAGCATTATATTCTTCATCTTGTTAATAAGGAAGGAAAGAAAATGAACAAGTTCAAATATTCTGGTTTGAGTCTTGCTAAAAGTACATGGAGTATTCCAGTCAGAAATCTGGCAAAAAAGATTGTCGAAACAGCAATTATGATTTCCAAGGATAATAAGCAAGCAAATGATATGATTAATGAAATCTTCAATACAGATTTTCAACAATTATCACCAAATGATATTGCACAAAGAACATCAATTAAGGTATTGAATAAATGGGAAGGTAAAAACAACAAGTTTGATATAGCCACAGGAACACACGGAACTGCTAAATTATGCATTTACCATAACGAATTATTGAAGACATTAAATTTAACAGATAAGTATCCAAAGATTGTAAATGGTTCTAAAGTAAAAATTGTGTTTTTAAAGGAAAATAAATTTAATCTGCCTGCTATTGCATATCAAAATGAATTACCTCCTGAATTCAATTTGACAATTGATTATACACGACATTTCTTTAAAGGATTTTTGCAATCTTTGACTCCTATATATGAAGCACTCCGATGGAACCTCCCAGACCCTAGAAAACAAGTTGAATTCTCGTTGGAAGACCTTTTCGGCTGAAATAAAAAGAATTTTTACTATTGTTTTTGAACAAAGAGATATTGAAATTATTCGGGAAGATCATTTTTCCGGCAAATGGATTTCAAAAGCTGAACTAATTCAACTCATAGAACACGAAGAAAATCAGTTTATAATAACTTATTCAGCACTTCAAAAAGATTATCATGATTTATTACAATCATTCAATTTGAACAGTCTTTCAAATTATCAACTTTTAGAAAGAAAAATGCAAGGAAAATTAAAATAATGCTTGAAATAGGAGTTTATTAAGAGTTAATATTGATATGGACATTAAAGTTATTGGAATCCTTAAAAACATAAGCGAATTAATCGTTGCAACACTCGTAAATGAAACTGAAACTAGTTTGGTTGTGAAAAATCCTGCATTCTTAGGAATTGGCGGACAAGATGGTCAAGTAAATATCAATTTCATTCCTATTGAAATGCTTAGTATTTCACCTCCAGTAAATCTACGCAGTTTACTTGCAAATCCAACTGAAGATATTCTGTATACCTTTGCAAAAGATAGTGTATTAAATGCTAATCTTGCATTGGCTGCAAATGTTGTGGAAAATTATACAAATCTTACCCTAAAGCAAGCTCCGCAAGTTCCTTCAACGGAAGAAAATATTGTTAAACTTTTTTAATTATGGAAACACTACAAAACCTAACAGAAAATGAGAAGAAAGTAATCGACCTAGTCAAGGATTTTCTTGAAGATGCTGCTAAATTTCGCACCAAAGGAACTGCAAGTGCCGCAGTTCGTGCCCGCAAAGGCGCAAGTGAATTGAGTAAACATTTGAAAGTTGTTCGTAAAGAACTTCAAACGGATAAACTTGTAAAAGTAGCAGAAAAGAAAAGTGCAGAAGTTACCTCTTGCAGTGGTAGTTGTGCATGCGCAGACTAATTGATTTTCTTTGAGTGTAAAAGAAAAAGGCGAAAGATGAAAATCTTTCGCCTTTTTCAATTTTAGTATTGAATCAAATTAGAAATGTGGTATATTTTATGGTATGTCAAAACTCTTAGAGAAACTTAGAAAAAATACAATTTTAAAACCAGAAATATTAAAAAATAGCAGATATTTTATAGAAGGACAGTTCATCAAAACTGATGTTCCTTTGCTAAATTTAGCAATGAGTGGAAAGTTGGATGGAGGACTTCCCCGAGGAATACTTCAAATTGCTGCACCCCCAAAACACTTTAAAACTAATTTCATGATTGAAATTATAAAAGGTTTTCAAATACAAAATGCAGGCAAAGATTCGTTGGTGGTATTATATGATAGTGAACTTGGCTCTACACCAAGTTATTTTGAAAAAGCCGGAATAGATACTTCAAAGATTGATCATCGTCCTATTAGAAGCGTAGAAGAACTGAAAACAGATTGCGCTAATCTTATGAATGATATTTCCGAAGGAGATAATGTTTTGATTTGTGTAGATTCAATTGGTATGTTACGTTCTGATAAAGAAACACAAGATGCAATTGATAATAAGAGTACCGCAGACATGACCCGTGCAAAACAATTAAAATCATTTTTCCGTATTATTACTGGTGAATCAGCAATCAAACAAATTCCAATTATTATTGTAAATCATTCATATCAAACAATGGAATTATATTCCAAGGAAGTTGCCGCAGGTGGACGAGGAGCGCAATATGCTGCACACACTCTATTATTCATTACAAAAGCACAAGAAAATGAAAAAGAAGATGGTAAAAACGTATTGTCTGGATTCCGGTTTACTCTTCGTGCAGGGTTAAGTCGCTATGTCAAAGAGAATGCATCATTCCCGGTTTCTGTTTATTTCGGAGACGGAGTTAATCGTTATTCTGGATTATTTGATTTTGCTTTAGAATTCGGAATCTTAAAAACTGAAAAACAAGGATGGTATATTATGCCGGGAGATGAAAAACAAAAAAGAAGGGCAGAAATTGAAGAAGATTCTGATTTCATGGAAAGTCTTCTAGCAAACAAAGAGTTTTGTGAAAAAATAGAAAAGAAATATGCTATCCAATAAATAGCATTATGATTGAAGCTATTATCAAAATGACTGGTGCAATGATTGACAAACCAGTTTTCAAAAAGATAATTATTGAAAAAGAGGATGATATAGCTGTTAGAAGAAAAAACGAGGAAACTGAAAAAATCGAACAACTGACTATTGCTCAGTTGTTCGATTCTTTTTTAAAAAAATCGAATTATATAAAAACGGGAGACGAAGTGGATTTTACATTATTTGAAAGTTGGTTTTTACAAAAATTCATCAAAGGTAAAAACATAGAAAGTAGAATTATAAGCATTGAATATAAAAGAGTCTAAGGAATTTCTTGACTTTCTTGCTATAGTGCGCCATAGTTTAGAATGGCAAAAATAGACCTTGATCGTTTTGAAAGAACAATTCTTCAACACTGTTTGAAGAAAGATTCTGCATATCTTGCATCTATTATAGATTACTTAGATAAGAGTCTATTCAAGGATAAGCATATCGGAAATGTAATTTCCATCATTCACGACTTTTATATTGAACGAAATAGTATTCCAAGTCTTACAGAAATAAAACTAAGGGCTAGTGATGCCAACTTAAAAGAAAGTCTAAAGGCAACAGTAGATTATATTAGAAAACTAGATAGTGATTATAATGAAGAGGAATTAATATCTAATACTGAATATTTT